GGTGCTTTAAGTCCCTTTTCATAAGGTTCTCGTCCATGGTGGAAAAGTTCTTGCAGGTAATTTTCGTCGATGAGACTTTTCATCATCTCAACGGGAGGGTGTTTCTTGCGCTGCCAATTAATAATTCCTGCTATCGTATCCATTTCGATAGGCGCGCGTATTTTTGTTGTGTCTCCTGGTTCTGGTACCCACTTTCTTTTTAAGAAAGTAACCTCGTCGCTTAGCTTTCGATACTCATACTCATCTCCATCCTTTGTTTCTGGTGTTATGACAATATTATATTGTGCTAGCCAATCTCTCATAGTTATATAGGTTATTATGCCTTCTAACTCTGGAGCTATTGAAACTACGAAATCATCTCCATATACTAATATTTCTATAAGCATTAGTAGTTGATTTACTGAGTAATTCCTTCCGGCTGCATCTGTCAGTGCTTTGATGCACATCACTAGATACTGGACATTGACGCACGAGTTTAGGGGTGCTGTTACGGGTATTCCTGATGGTATTCCTTGGCTTTTCCGGTAAAGTAAATTCCGGCATACGACATACGTGTGAATGAATAAGTAAACTAATCCATACCGTACTTTTCTGCCAATGGGGTCGGGTTTTCCAGATTTTGTGTCGTATATATCTGAGATGACTTCCGCTGCGTTAAGCATGCATTCGCCATCAGCTTGGCTGTCAAATGATTTGAAATCTGCTGCAATACAACGTCCTTTCCACTTATTCATTCGGCGATAGACTTGGGTCCAAGATGGTCCCGATGCGTCCACACCAATTGCTAGCGGTATCGTTGTGCAACATGCCACTGAAGCTGCCAAGAATGCTCCAAAATATCTCCGTGTCAATATGGTTATACTCATAGCCAATGTCATAAAAAGACGGACTTTTCCAATCCATACTTTCTCTAATGGTAAAGTTTCATCCTTCATAGACGACGAAGCAGGCGAGAAAACCTCACGGCCTTCTTTCAAATCTGTTTCAATTCGTTCGAGATCCTTCAACAGGTACTTACCACGGTTCGTAACTCCACCAACGCCAGTTGGTTTATGTTCTTCATCCCTGATTTCCCACTTTTGAAGTGCCTCTGGTATCAAATTACCTTCACTATCTTTAACCTTCCTCTTTACATACGCGTTTTTACCGCGGTGTCCATCAGAAAGCTTTTGATACTCGGTTCCGGGTGATGATTGCATATTCATAGGGTTCAAATACATGCCATCGCCATTAAGAGCCTTGTCTAGATCCATTACAGACCAGTCGTGGTACTCTATAGGCATAAGAGTGCTTTTTAAAGCTTCCTTGCCAAAATTTAGTAACTTCT